ATCTTCATAAAAGGTTCACAATTGGAGTTGATCGCGCAAAGATGAAACTATACGATCTTGAACAGAAAGCCCAAGATGCTGTGATGCAAGAAAATGATTCAAAGCCAGTCTTTGATCGTGGTCGAAGCACAGATAAGTTTAAGAATCTAAAAGTGTAATGCAACTCAAGAAAATAGAAAAGAAGGTTTATGCTCTTGCCGAAAATTGGGTCGGAGAGAAACATATTCCTTCTATGATTCGTCAACTGAATAAAGCATTCAAACCATACATTGTTTGCTTTTCTTCTGAACGATTTGATGATGACTACTATCCTGATCACAATGTAATTGTGAACGGTCATTATTGTATGAGAATTTCAGATATAATCCCTGAGCACATCTACATTTGCTTAAACTTTCCTGAAGATTCTAAGAAAGCCGTGATGACTGAGAAAGGTGCGCGCAATCTTGCTGTAAAGATTATTCGTGCAATTCATCATGAGTATCGCCATAAGCATCAACAGAAACAGCGCCCACTACTTTTACAGAAAGAATACAAACCCAATTCCAAACAGAACAAGATGAAGGCTATGTATTATGGGAATCCTGATGAGTTGGACGCTCATGCATACGAAACACAGGCTGAGAAACTGGATATAAATAAATTACGAAAAGCGCATAAGATTGGCTGGAGAGAATGCGAAGCCGTCTTTATGTACAGAAAACACTTTCGTGGTCACGACGAAAAAACTTGGAAAAAATTTCTAAAGAAAGTTTACAAAAATAATGAGCCTTTTACTAAAAGAAATAAAAGCGGCTGAGCCCACTGCTATTGTAGAGCAAAGGGGGAAGGACATTATTGTTAAAACGAAAGACAGAAATACAACGAAAGCGAAGATAGAACAATATTTTAAAAAGAAGAAGATTGCCTTCAAGTCCGTATTCAAGAAAGCAAAATCATCTTCTTTAGATGTTTTAGAAGTTCCAGGTGGTGGTGACATTATATTTAAACCTGTGATTCAAAAAGGTGCAGGTGGTGTTAAGTTTGAAGCAGAATTGATGATAGATATTAAGAACTATCTAAATGGTGTTGATTATAATAAATTGAAACACCCTGATGTTCTTAAGGAAATGGAAAAGGTATTGAAGTTTAATCGTAGAACCAAATATGAAGTTGTTTCTGAAGGATCTAAAAACCAAAAACGACAATTGGTGTTTACAGGAAATAAGATTCTCATATCTAACTCCACTGGTAAAACATTAACAGATTTAACACTCAAGAAAGATAACAAACTAATGTATCTTTCTCTAAAAATGTCAGCGACATACTATACTTTATCTGCAGGCATCGTTAAATATTTTGCTGAGGGTAGAACCAAAATTCCAATCAATACATATTTTGGTTTTAATGGACAGAAGATGGGCGGGTTTGGTAAACAGTTTGCTTGTGTTACCAAGAAACCAAACTATAATCAAGTCAAAGATAATCTTGAAGCAATTCTTGCTCAAGCAATCGGAACAGAAGTTATTCTAATCCATAAAAAGAAAGATAACGATGTTATGGTTTCTGAAGTCGGGAAAACAAACAAAGTTTCTGTTTCTAGTTTGAGTGATGATTCATATGTGTATCCTGAGAAGGGTGTCCGTAAATATGCCAATATCAAAGTAAAGGCACGAATTAATGGACATGATTACATAGTTAATTTTCAATTTCGCGGCACAACAGCCGCAGACGTCGGACCTAAATATCTGAGAATATTATTAGAGCGTTTGTGATTGAGGTTTTATGACTATATTTGTGACTGGTGGTTTGGGATTCATTGGTTCTAATTTCGTAATCTCTCACCTGAAAAAATATGTAAGCGACACGGTAGTCGTTCTTGATAATCATTCCTATGCCGCGAATGGAAGCAACCTGAATGGCTATTGGGAAGATTATCGCCTAGAAGTTAAGCATTGCGATATTCGCAATCTTGGTGTTCTGGAGAATCTCTATGAAGACTACAAACCTTCTCACACTTTCCATTTTGCTGCTGAATCTCACGTGGATAATTCTATTCGGGGCGATGATGTGTTCGTGGACACTAACATTGGCGGAACTCACAATATCATCAAGTGTATCCGTAAACACAGGAGTCGATTAGTCCACATCTCGACTGATGAAGTCTACGGAAGTCTAACTCACGAAGATCCTCCGTTTACTGAGAATACTCCATACAATCCTCGCAATCCGTATTCTGCAACCAAAGCAGCCAGCGATCATCTTGTTCGCGCATATATCAACACGCACAATATTGATGCAATTGTAACCAATTGTTCTAATAACTATGGTCCACGCCAGCATCGTGAGAAATTTATTCCAACAATTATTCGCCACATCAAGAATAACACACCTGTTCCTGTTTATGGTAGCGGAATGAATGTTCGTGATTGGTTGTATGTTGAGGATCACTGCGAGGCTTTGCTTACAATCAAAGAGAATTGGAAAACAGGCGAGCGTTATAACATCGGTGGTGGTGTTGAGATGAGCAATCTCGATATGGTCACTTTGATTCTTGACGTTATGGGTAAGCCAGTGCATATGTATCAATCATGGATTAATTTTGTAAATGATCGTAAAGGTCATGACTTCAGATACGCCATGGATGCGAGTAAGATTTATAAAGAACTAGGTTGGTCAGCAAAGACTAAACTTGCTGAAGGTCTAGAAAAAACATTGGAGTGGTATAATGCGTAAGGGAATTATTTTATCAGGTGGAATGGGAACAAGATTATACCCATGCACCGAAGTGACTTCAAAACAGTTATTACCAGTTTATGATAAGCCGCTGGTTTATTATCCATTATCGACATTGATGATGGCTGGTATTCGTGACATTATGATTATCAATTCACCAAATGATGCAGAGGCATTTAAGCGTCTTTGTGGAGATGGTTCTCAATGGGGCATTAATATTTCTTATGCGATTCAACCAGAACCAAAGGGAATTGCGGAGTGCTTTCGTATTGCTGAAAAATGGATTGGAAAAGATGATGTTACATTGATTCTTGGTGATAATATTTTCTACGGAAATGATTTGATCAATCGCTTCAACTCAGCAACTTGGAATAATTCAGGATGCACATTGTTTGCCTATCATGTTGCTGATCCAGAAAGATTTGGTGTGATTGAAGTTAATGATGATGGCGATATTATAGGAATCATTGAGAAACCAAAAGTTCCACCAAGCAATTATGCAGTTACTGGGCTTTACTTTTATGATAATAAAGTAGTAGACTATGCATGGCAGATCGCTCCTTCAGGAAGAGGCGAGTTGGAAATTACAGATATTAATAATTTATATTTGAAGAATCACGATGTAAAGGTTGAATATCTCAATCGTGGTATTGCTTGGATTGATACTGGTACGTTTGAGTCTCTTTCTGAAGCATCGGTATTCGTAGGGTCCGTTCAGCGTCGTACTGGTATGATGATTGCATGTCCTGAAGAGATTGCGTTTAAGAATGCATGGATCACTGAAGACCAAGTTGCTGCTTCTGCCAATAAGTATAAAAAGTCAGATTACGGTCAATACTTGTTTAAGATTCTACATCAAAATGAATATATTAGTCGTCGGTAGAGGTTGGGTCGGACATAAAGTTTTCACGGAGTTGGTTATCCGTGGACATGTTGTCAAATATGTCCCCCACACATATAACATAGAAAAGGCTGGCATCAAACACGATTGGGTGATCAATTGTGCTGGCTTCACAGGCAAACCAAATGTTGATGCTTGTGAGAAAGAAAAGAAAAAGACAATTGATGCAAATGCAATTTATCCTGTACTCTTGTATGAACAATGCAAAAGAATGGGAATTAAATTTGCTCATTTTTCGAGCGGTTGCATTTATAAAGGGACAATAGATACTGAGAGAGCAGAGCCAAACTATTTTGGCAGCATATACTCAGTTAGCAAAGGAATTTCTGATAGTTATTTGATTGACAAAGCAGTTGTTTTTAGAGTTCGTATGCCATTTACAAGCGCATATGAAGATAAAAATCTGCTGACAAAGTTGACTAGATACGCTAATTCAGGTAAACTAGTAGAAGGTGGACCAAATTCGATTAGTGATTTAGACGAAGCAATTAGTGTTGCTTGTAACATTATTGAGCGAGATCTTGGTCGCGGAGCATACAATCTTGTAAATCGTGGTACTGTCACGACTCATGAGATTGCTGAGATGTTGGGGCTTGAACCTCAATGGTATACTCCAGAAGAGTTTAGAGCAGTAACTGCTGCTGATCGATCGAATTGTGTTATCCCAAGTTACTCAGGAATGAGTGATGTTAAGGAAGCATTGGCTAAACGTATTGAAACATTTAGAGGACTATATGACTGGATCTGATGTAAAGACAATGATTGAAGAATTGGTTGCTGCTGTTGGCACACCGAAGTATGCCTATAACTGCAAGCAATTCAATCCTGAGAAAGATACGGTATTTTATTCTGGTCCTTATTGGGATGAGAAAGAAGTCATTGCTGGTGTCACTGCATTCCTGACAGGCAAGTGGCTTGTCTCTGGCGAAAACGTTGCCAAGTTCCAGTGGGCGTTTGGTCACAAATTCAATGTCAAGCACTGTCACATGGTCAACTCTGGTTCATCAGCCAACTTGACAATGGTTGCTGCTCTCAAGAAGCACTTGGGTTGGAAAGATGGTGATCAAGTTATCGTTTCACCAGTAGGCTTCCCGACAACAATTGCTCCGTTGGTCCAGAATGGATTGACTCCAGTGTTCGTTGATATTGAAATGAAGACTCTCAACTTTGATCTTGATCAAGTTGAAAAGTGGATCAATGAAAAGACTGTTGCTATTTTCGTATCACCTGTTCTTGGTAATCCGCCAGATATGGACCGCATCAAGAAGATGTGCGATGATCATGGCATTCGTTTGATTGGTGACAACTGTGATTCACTCGGCACAAAGTGGGATGGCAAACTGCTGACGGATTATTACTATGCGTGGACAACATCTTTCTATCCTGCTCACCACATTTCGACAGGCGAAGGCGGCATGGTTTGCTCAAACGACGAGCAACTCATCAACACTGCTCGCAGCATTAGCTGGTGGGGTCGTGATTGCCGTTGCGTTGGTGCTGCTAATCTATTGGCTTGTGGAACATGTGGTAATCGCTTTGATAAATGGCTTGAAGGATATAATGGAATAATTGATCACAAGTATCTCTTCACAAACATGGGATATAATCTCAAGCCACTAGATCTTCAGGGTGCTATCGGTATTGAGCAATTGAAGAAAATCGATGAGATTGATGTGAAGCGTCGTGTGAACTTTGCTCGTATCAAGCATCTCTTTGAGAAGTATATTCCTGGTGTTCGTGTTGCTGAGAATCTTTTGCTTGCTGACCCTTCTTGGTTCGGTGTTCCTTTGATCACTGATACACCTGAACTTAAAGAAAAACTTCAGGCATTCTGTGAAGCAAATCGTATTCAGACTCGCAACTACTTTGCTGGAAATATTTTGTTGCATCCTGGCTACAAGCATCTTGACGATGCTTCAAAGTATCCAAATGCTAATAAGGCATTGAGTAACGTATTCTTCGTCGGTTGCCCACCGCATTACGGTGAAGATGTATTTGCTTACTATGAGAGTGTAATGTCAAAATGGCTTTCGTAAATGTTTTCGGAGGATATGGGTTTGTCGGAAGCGAGTATTGCCGAGCCTCGAAAGACGGTCTCATCAAAAATTTCCGAAACAACTACGAAGTGCGCAGCGCGCATTGCACTTACTTTATTAGCACTGTTGACAATTATAATGTACAGTTCAATAACTTATTGGATATTGATACTAACCTCGTTGTTTTGATGAAGGTTCTGGATAATTATCGAAAATATGTTGGACGAACTGGAGAAAAGGGCTGTTTTAATTTCATCAGTTCTTGGTTTGTTTATGGTAAAGATTCTGGTTTCGGTGAGGGTTCTCGAGGCATTCCCGAAACTGATTCTTGCGATCCAAAAGGATTTTATTCAATTACAAAACGATGCGCCGAGCAGTTGCTCATGTCATACTGTGAGACGTTTAATCTAAACTATCGCATCTTGAGGCTGGCTAATGTCCTTGGTAAAGAAGATAAAAAAGTATCTGCGAAGAAAAACGCACTCCAATACTTATTGGGTGAACTCAAAGCCAACCGACCAGTCGACCTCTATGACTCTGGTTATTTTTATCGTGATTATATTGACGTTAGGGATTGCGCTCGAGCAATCGATCTTTGTGTACGAACTGGCGAGCAAAATAGCATCTACAATATCGGGAACGGTAAAGGAATAATCTTCCGAGACGTTATTCGTTATGCTCGTGATGCAATGGATTCTGGCTCTGAAATTCGCACAATTGAGCAGAAAGAATTTCACAAGAAGGTTCAGTCGTCTCGCTCTTTCTTCATGGATAACACAAAACTCAGAGAACTTGGGTATCGACCGCAGCATTCGATCAACGAAACTATCGACGATATCATACACAACACATTAACGAATAAAAATAACTAAATAACATAGTAATCCCACAGTGTGGAACGACTATGTTGAGATTTAATCTTTTTGTTGAGTCAATTTTAGTTGAAGCCAAAGTCGATGCTCCTGGAATTCTCCACATCGAGCATCCATCAGACCGAACATTCGATGGTCATGAAGAAGCACACCACGCAGTCAATACTCTAAAGGGAGTCGCTCTCGGCAGAACTCCTGTAACTCGTAAAATTGACGATAAAATGTCGTTTCAGGTCAAGCGCGAGCGTGATGGTCGCGTTGGAGTCAAATACAAGGGCACAGGATCCAATTATAACTATTCTGAAGCTGATATTGACAAACAGCATGGACATAAACCATATCTTGTGGGTCCATTAAAAGCCGTTTTAGCCCACGGTCACAAGGTTTTACCTAAAAAGTCGGGCGAATATCAGGGTGGATTCATGTCGACACCTGATACTCGTGAAGAAAAAGGCGATAGCATCAGCCATACGCCAAACACTCTCACATATTCAGTTAAAAAAGGTTCACCAGAAGGCAAAAAACTTGCTGATTCAAAGGTGAGTATGACAATTCACTCAAAATTAGTTGGTCCGAAGAAAAAAGCAACGCCAATTACCGATCAATCATCATTTGGTTCACACCCAGACGTTCATCTAGTTGATCATACTGTATCAAAAAGTGAACAAAAGCTGTCACCAAAGGATAAAAAAGCAGTTTTAACTCATGTCACAGCCGCTTCGAAGCTCTTAAAAGATCATTCATATGATCATTTAAGTGGTCACAGTGAAACTTTGCGTCGTTATGTGAATTCAACCGTTGATTCTGGTGAAAAACCGAATGTCAAAGGGTATAAAGCCAGCCTAAGCAATCGCTGGCAGAAAGAAATTGATAAGGTTAAGACTGAAAAGGCTAAAAATGTCAAATCAGCCGCTAAAGATGCCGCACTTGCTCATGTTGACAAGAATTCAGAGCATTTTCAGCGATCATTCGACATTCATCATCACGTTCAACAAGCAACTAACACTCTCGCAAGAAGTTTAAATAGTACTGCGCATGGTGGATACATTCATCACATTGGTGAAAAAGAGTCTGGTCCAGAAGGCTTTGTCGCAAACGGATTGAAAGTTGTTGATAGAGAAGAATTCAGTAAAGCAAATCGCGCCAGAGGCGCATTATTAAAGGCGAAACAATGAGTCACGCAGTCATTGCATGGGGAAGATTTAATCCTCCAACTGAAGAAGGTCATGGAAAACTTGTAAAAGCTGTTCAAGATCATGCTGAGAAAGTTGGTGGTCAACATTATATCTTTCCAACACACACGCAAGATAAAAAGAAAAATCCAATGACTCATGAAGAGAAAGTTGGAGCAATGCGTAAACTTTTTCCTGGATCAAATGTTGCTTCTCATGATAAAGTAAAGACGATTATGGATGCAATAAAGCATCTAGAAAAGAAAGGGCATAAGGAAGTAACCGTTGTTGCTGGATCTGATCGTGTCGATGAATATCACAAATTATTAAATAATTATCGACCAAAAGAATTTCCAAAAATTAAAAAAGTAAATGTTGTTTCAGCAGGGCATCGTGATCCAGATGCAGAAGGAGCAGAAGGTATGTCTGCTTCTAAACTTCGTGGTCTAGTTTCTGCTGGAAAGAAAGACGAATTTGTTTCACATTATAGCGACAAGAAACTTGGCGCACATATACATGATAAGGTAAAAGCAGGTATGCAAATGGAATCAGTTTCACCAGTTGGTATTTTCTTACTTGGCGGTCCAGGCAGCGGAAAAGATTATGTTCTAAAGAATATCTTTTCTCGTTTTGACTTGACGGAAGTTCAGGCTGATCAAATTCTAAATGGTGCAGCTGCTGAACTTTATGAATCAAAGCAACACATTGTAATCAATGGTGCAAATGACGCTGATAAGATTGAAATGATTCAAAATGTTTTAGAAGGTTATACGTTTGATTTCGTGCACGTATCTGTGACAAATAAAGTCTCTCGTTTGCGCAATGAACAACGCGAACAACCTATTTCAGAAAATAAGAGAATTGAGAAGTTTTTAAAAGCAGAGGAACTCGCCAAAGACGTTGAAGCATTTATCTTCAACAACTCAATTAATCTAAACGAATCTTCAGAAATGGAGAAATTGTTCTTCGGTGCTCAGATTGAAAAACTTCTAGAGCGTGTTGTTGAACTTGGACTGCAATTGCATGTTCAACCAGAAGCAAAATCTTTCACTGTGATCAAAGAAAAGTATTTTCCACCAGTAGCAAAACACAAGTCAGGTTTACCAAAGAAGTATGTTGGTAAACTTTCTGATGCAACTGCTGCTGCTCGTAAGGCTCATTGGAAGAAGATGGGCAAGTTGTCAGACAAAGATCCAAGAGCATATGAACCAGCTCCTGGTGATAAAACATCAAAAACAAAACCAAGCAAGCATACTCTTGCAGTTCGTAAGATGATGGCAAATGAGGCTGAAGACTTGCCACCAAAACTACGTCGTGCACCAAGAAGTGGTAATATCACTCAGGTGATGGATAAGCGTCAAGAGACAGGTCGCGTTGATGAATCTGATTCTTCGTTGGCAGCAAAAGCCAAGAAGTCAGGTATTTCTGTAGGAACATTGCGTAAGGTTTACAAGCGTGGAGTTGCTGCTTGGAATTCTGGACATCGTCCAGGAACGACACCACAACAGTGGGGTCATGCTCGTGTAAATTCTTATATCAATAAGGGTAAGACCTATCACACTGCTGATAAAGATTTGCGTGAAGAAACAGAAAATTTAGATGAACTATTCGAGATGCAATTGGTTGGTACAGATGAATATCGTAAGCATGCCATTGCTATGACACCAGGACAAGGAGAAATTGAAGATGCTTTCGATGCTTTGGGAAAACCTAAAAAGATTATTAAAAAAGAATCCGCAGGAGAAGATTGTGAGTGCGGAGGAGATTGTGGCTGCAGCGAGACTGAGTCAGTACGAGAGGGAAGTGAACGAAATACTAGAAGTTTCGATTCCTTCAGAACCAAAGTTGAAGAAGCCAAAGAACAAAAAGAAGTCGACGTCACACCAACCCTCACGACGAAGAAGAAGAAAGGTCCGTTAGCCGCACCTAGAAACTTCGACGTGACGTTGCATGGATTACCAGTTGCTTCTCGCTTCACAGCATACGAAGAAAATGACCCAAAAAAAGATTTCATGCCAACACCTCGTCAAGTTCCACCACCTCCTGGTGGACATGATGTTCCAAAAGGATATAAGCGAGTTCGAGATAACATCGCTGGCTGGAAACTTGTAAAAGAAGAAGAACTAACTCTTGAGGAAGCAGTATCATATCACCTCGAGAATAAAATCTCTTTCACGGAAAACGTATTTCGTCCAGGATCAGAGATGTTCTTTGAGATGATCTCTGAAGCCAAGCGTCTTTATACCGAAGGCAAATATGAGCCAAAAGATAAATGGGAAAAGGATATGCTCGAATCAAACATCGGTGAAATTGCCGAGTTTGAGGGTCAGCAAGTTGTTCTAGATTATCCTATTGAGGAAGGTCTTGAAGAATGCTGGTCTGGATATACGCAACGTGGAATGAAGAAGAAGGGCGACAAGATGGTCCCTAACTGCGTTCCTGTGAATGAAGAAGACAAGACAAACGGAAAGGGTATCGGCAAGCCATGGCAAGAAGGCGGTGGTGGTGCTGTTTATGTTCGAGTGGGTGATGGAGTCCGTAAAATTAGTTTCAGCAAATCTGGAATGAAAAAGAAATACATGGATCCAGCTGCAACAAGATCATTTGTCGCTCGCCATCGTTGTTTGACAAATAAAGATAAGACCAGCGCATCCTATTGGGCATGCCGTTGGCCAAGATTCTTTAGCAATTCAGGCAAGACATGGTGGTAATGGTGGGAAATGGTTGATAAACCATACATTGACGAAAAACTAAATACTTGGACGTTCGTGCGCACATTCAAACACGATGTCTTGACTGAAGAATTAGTATGGCATCGCGACGAAAAAGGCAGATATATTGAGGTTTTAGAGGGTTCTGGTTGGGAAATACAATACGAAAATGGATTGCCAGAGAGATTATACAAAGGCGATCATTTTTTTATTCCAGCCAAAACATTTCATCGGATTAAAAGAGGATCAACTGACCTCGTATTAAAAATCGAGGAGTTTGAGGAAGAAAAATGGCAGTAAAAGTTCCACCACTACTACACAAAATGTCAGCCAGTGCTCAAAAGGCATGGTACAAAAAACATGGTATGGAAATGCCAGCAAAAGAAAAGTCTGCTGCAACAGCAGGTAAGATGAAAGCACCAGAACCAAAGAAGGCAGCAGCTGCTGCTTCTGATAAACCAAAGACTGCTCGTGAGATTAGCATGGAGCGTCAAAAGGCATATTATGCTAAGGGTGGTCGTCAACCAATTGGTGCTGGTGGCAGTGGTGGTCACAGCTCAATGGCTGGTGTTGGTCAATCATCTGCAAAAGAAATCATCAAAGGCATCCGCGCTGGAGTAAATCCAAAGAGCCGTGGAATAGGTGAAGAAGTTTCACTTGAAGAAGGTAAGATGAAAGACATCGCCACAGGTCGTCAAGAAACAGAAAGATTAAAGGCTCAAGATGTCTTGGGTGGCAAAGTCAAAACAAGAACAGGAAATGAACCAAAAGGTAAACTCCCACTTGGTTTCAGATCAGCACGTAATCTCGCTCGCAAGGCAATGAAAGCAGGTACAACAGTAACAGAATCAACCACAGAGGTTAACAACATGTCGTATGGTAAGAAGCTCGCCAAATCAATCATGGCAAAACAATCAAAGCATCCAATTGCTCAACAAATGGGTGAAGCAGTAAAAGATGCAGCAGATGTCGGTGAGTACGATTATGAAGGCGACATGGCAAAGTCACAATTGCGTAGCATTTTAACTCACGCAAAGCGTCTTCATGACATGCTAGATGATCAAACAAATCTTCCTGAGTGGGTTCAAAGTAAAATTACTCTTGCACAAGACTATGTCCTCACTGCCGCTGATTATATGGAAGGTGAGATGAATGAGGGTTATGGTGGAAAATTTCCTAAAGAATGGCAAAAAGAAATGGAAAAAATTCCATCCACATCAACAGTAGTGCATAAAGACAAAACAGTTGTTACCACTAAAAAAGATGGTAAAGTTGTTGATGTAAAGACAACTAAAAATGAAGAAGTTGAGCAGGTATCTGAGAAAGCACCTCCAGGCGCAAAGTATGAGCGTATGGTCAAGCATATCAAGAAAGGATATGCAAAAGGTGGTTTGACTCCAAAAGAAAAGTCAATCGCTTACGCAACTGCTTGGAAGTCTTATAAGAAGAACGAAGAAGTAGAGCAGGTTGAAGAAAAGTATGAAAATAATCCTCTAGTACCACCAAGACCAAATAAGGCTGTTGGTTTAAAGCCATCTCAATTAGCAAAGAAACCTGCTATGGCTGCAGAAGCAGCAGAAGGATCAACTCCAACAACTCCAAAAGAAAAGTCACTCGCTGCGCATCACGGCGATAAGACCAAAATCACTTATGGTGATGTAATCAAGGCTCGCTTAAAGTCAGCCGCAGCAAAGAAGATGGGTAAATAATATGAAATATCAAGTACAAATCTCATACACAAATCCTTCTCACGAGCATGTCACATTGCGTCGTCGAGTTGAGACTGTAACTCGTTTGGTTGAAGCATCAACCGAAGGTGAAGCACTCAATCGTGCAGCAAATCAGCAACGTGCTCTTGGATTTAAAATTCAAGAAGCAAAGGTTGTGAAGCCAGCCTCGTTAAATGAAGGTTTCGACACCGATCCAAAAGACATCGCTGCATACTTGGTTGATCGTCATGGCAAAGGTAAGGTTACAATGGATCACATTGAAGCCTACGAAAGACGTCGTGATTCGCACAGACCAATCGAAAAGCACGAAGTCATGAAACATGTCAAGAAGATGAGCGAAGAAGTCGAGCAGATTGATGAACTCAAGAAATCAACACTTGCTTCTTATGTTAACAAAGCAGCAAATCAAGTGCGCGCAAAGTCGGGAATTGCTGCCAGTTTTGAAACACAAGGCACAAGAAAAAGAAATCCTGAAAATAAATCAGCATATATGGATGTAGCAAAAGATTTTAGACAAGGTGCTAAAAAACGTCTTACTGGTATTGAAAAAGCAACTGCTAAACTAGCCAAAGAAGAAATTGAAACAGTTGATGAGGCAGACGTAACTAAAGATCTTCGCACTTCAATGAAGATGATGGATCTTCGTCACGGTGTTGATGCTGATAAGCGTGACAAAGGTTACAAGATGTCAGCAACAGTTCGCGCTGCTCAAAAGAAATTTGACGCTCAATCAAAAGGTCAAGGTAAGATGCGCCCACAAGCTGGAACTCTTGCTGCTCTTAAGAAAGAAGCAGTTGAACCAGGCGAAACACGTGTGGTAAATAAGGCTGTTAAGACTTCGAAGAAAGCAACCAAAGCTGCAGAAAAAATGGTTTCTGCTGCAAAAGGTAAGTTAAATAAGATCAATGTCAAGCCTACAATGGATTTGACAGGTCAAGAAAAGTCTCAATCAAAGGCATAAACATATGTTGAAGTTCAGCGAATTTCTAAAAGAAGAAAATGAAGATGTTCTAGAAGTCGATGCTCGATATCTAGAGAATAATCGTGAAGCATTGAATAATGACTTGGATGTTCTTACAAAGAAACCATATCAAAATGCTCCGATTTTTCTAAATCAATTGCGCGGAACATTAGAGCGTTATGGAATGGTGCTCCCACAAGAAGCCACTCCAAACTTTCTAAATCTTTCTGCTGAATTGGTTTATTCTCTCGGTGAGACATCATATTTCTTGTATATCGTATTCGATACAGCAGATGACGGATTTGTTGACGGATATGCTCAAGTCGTCGATGAAGAAGAACTCAAAGATCTTGCAACAATGGATAAAGATGAAATGTTAAATCATGATCCAGTTGCAATGCGTCCATCAACTTGGTATGCAAAGAGAGATGACGACGCAGGAAACACTGACGAATATTAATATATGTTTGATGATTTGAATGAGTCAAATGTTTTGTTATATGCGGCTAAATGTTATGATAAGCCGAACTGTATACAGAGCGAGTTTGACGAAGATTATAAGAAGTTTCGATATATCAAGCGATTATTAAATCGTTATAGATTATCAGGTAAAATTAAAGAAGTATTATTAATTAATCATTTAATTTTAACGCAAAACGTTTTTGGTTTTGAAGCAAGCACAAGAATATTGTTTTTAAAAATTGATCGGAAAGATTGGCCAGCGCTGAAGACAATATTGATATTTACTTCAGCGATGCCAAATGTTGTTAGAGGTATACGTGGATACGATATAATCTCGAGTGATATACCGTTAGATTCGAATCTAGTCGAAATCTTGCGAAATATTGCAAAGAGAGGTTCGTAAAACCAGACATACTGATTATAATACAGAACGCAACAAAAGAAAAGTAAATGAAACGATTCTTAGAACAAATTGCAATGAGTGTTGGGGGTGGTGCAGTAGCAGGAATGCCAACTGCAAGTCCACCAGAGCAAACACCAGTTCCTCTTGGAATCACAACTGGAAAGAAAATGCTACGCAGAAAGCCACATGATTATTTCGGTGGCAAACCAGTATTTAAAGTTCGATCAGAAGATTATCATAAAGCAGTTCACGGTAAAAAATATCGTAAACATTATAAGACTTATGTTGGTGGTGAATTGGGCGAAGAAGTTCGTGAGTTCGCTGCGCAAAATCCAGATACACCTATTATTGTACAAGATGAAGTGACAGGTGCAATGTTTTATTTGAAGCACGGGAAGAAAAAATGAAAAAGATTGCTTTCTTACTTGCTTTGTCATTCACCCTAGTTGGGTGTGAAGATAGATATCGATATCCTTGTCAGGATCCAGAAAATAAAGATAATCCAGAATGTAATCGTCCACAATGCGAGACAGATGGATTCTGCTACGATCAATTAAATGGTATTGAGCAAGAAACAGTGGTTATTGAGCAAGCACCATGTAATAGTGAAACTGAATTAGTTAGTGAATCAACAGGAGAATAATCATGTTTAATGGTCAACGTTAT